ATCCGTGATGATCTTCGGGTCGGTGCTGGCATTGTGGAGCATCTGCTCCTCGATGGGCACAGCACCCGCCTTCAGGGCACGGTTCACGCCCGGCCCCTGATCCAGTGCATAGGCCATGTTGACCATGTCATTCTGGAGATCATCAAAGCCCCTCAGTTCAATTGCCATAGTCCACATCCTCCCTCCAGCACCATGTCCACTGCACCGTGTACTGCCGGGTGGCCGTGTCGTAGGCGGGCTGGTTGTAGCCCTTGTCGGATTCCTCCACCATGGTGAAGCCGTAGGCGTACATGGCCTGCCGGATCGTATCCGCCATGTCGGTCGGATCGATGTCGCTCCACAGGTTCAGGTACACATAGGTGCGCAGGCTGGTCACATGATCGTCATGATGGCTGGCTTCCGTGGTGGTCGTGGAATAGACGCAATACTGCACGGGCGGATTCTGGTTGGGCGAAGTGGCCCGCCAGACGCCTGCGTAAACCGGGATGCCGATATCCTTGAGCGCCGCGTTGACCTGCTTCATCCGCTCACCCCCTTGGCAATGGAAGCCTTCAGGCCCAGATAGGTGCGTTTGAAGCTGTACTCGCCCAGAGTGGAGATGTTCCATTTATCTCCCTGAAAGCGCACCCACATGCCGGGCTTGATGTCCTCCCGGTACCGGATGGTGAAGTTGATGACAGCCTCGGTGTTCATGACGTCCGCGCTGCGGTAGTGCTGGTTTCCGGCGTCCGTCACAGCGGCCCATACGCGGCAAACCACCACATCCGTAGGTTCCGGATAGCCATTTTCATTGATCTGGTTCTCGGTGTATCCGATCTCGATCATGTGACGCAGGTCTCCGGGATGCGGATCGCTTTCGAAGTTTTTGTATCCGCGCACAGGTCATCGCCTCCTCAGAACATCTTCTCCGGATCGCGGTATGGATACAGCAGACTGTCGAAGGCCATCCGGGTTGCCTTATAAGTGGTCATGTCCGGGATATCCCGGTTTTCATAGTAGAAGCTGGTCATGAGGATAACCGCCAGACGGACAGGTTCAGGCACTTCCGTTTCAATGGGAGCGCCTTCCTCGTCCACGGGTTCAAACTGTACCCGGCAGTAATCCTCGGCGGCGGTCTGAGCCTGCTTGATCAGGCTTTCGATGTAGTCGTCCTCCTCATCGTGCTGGATGCGCAGATGGGTTTTGACCTCATCGACGGTGACGATCATCAGGGATCACCTGCCTCCTGGGCCATCAGTCCGGCAGTGCGCAGCGCGGCAAGCAGGCGGTTGTAATCCTCCCGCAGGCCAGCTACGGTGGTCGCCTCGCTGTCAGCCAGAAAAGGCAGAGCCGTGACCGGACTTCCGGCAGGCAGATCGAACAGCCCTTCACCGCCTTCCACGGTCGCGCCCGGCAGAAAGGTCAGTTTCCCGCCGATCACCAGTTCATTGCCGCCGTGGGCAAAGTAGTTTTTGGTATTGCTCATCTGTTTTCACATCCTTCTGGAAAGGGAGCCACCCGCGAAGGATGGCTCCCATAGTCGGTTAGGATCAGGCACCCTTCACAGCCAGGCACTTCATGGCTTCGGGCAGCACCAGGCGACCGTCAACACGCTGGGTGGCGCGGAAACCGACCTGTCCGGTGACGGCGAAGAGCTCATTCAGGCGCTGGAAGGAACGACCCTGGCGATCAGCGATCCAGTAGGACTTGAAGTCTCCGAACAGGATCACTTTGTTGCCCGCAGCCACTTCAGGCATATAGGGAGAGGTCACGATCCTGTAGTTCAGGAGCGTATCAGGCTGGCCTTCCTTGAGGCCGGGCTGCCAGAGATACTGGCCCTCGATGCTCTTGAGCTTGCGGATCGCCTTGATGGTGCTGTCGTTCATCAGGAAGACCGCCTTCTTGCGGTAAACGCTCTTGATGGAATGCACCAGGTCGATGACCTCATCAGCAGTGACCGCGTTACCGGCGGTAGTCACGCCAGTGCCAGCGCCAAGGGTGGCATGAAGCAGGCCAGTGGGCTTGCCGGAGCCATCACCGGTGATGAAGGCTTCCTCCTCAGCAGCGCCAATGCGACGGGCGAACTCAGCGGAGATATAGTTTTCGATGTCAAAAACGCTGTCCTGCAGGAGCTCGTCGGACACCTTGATCATGGTGGCCACCTTGTGAGCGCCGATGGAAATCTGACCGAAGACATCGTCGCTCTCAGGGATAGCGCCTTCCTCATCCACCCAGGAAGCGGTACCATGGGAAGCCACAATCGGGATCTTCCGGTCACCGGAACTGGTCTGGATGACAGTGCACAGGGAGCGCAGGACGTTTTCCTCCTCAAGGCCTTGCACCAGGGTGCGCTCGTACTCATCCGGCACGAGGTAGCCACCCTCGGAATCGGTGCCGATCTGCAGGGCGTTCATGACGGCAGGGCTGGCAGAGCGGTTCCGGATCATGCCCCAGAAGGCATTCCGGTACTCATCGGAGGCGCGGCCCTGCTTCTGAGCAGTGGCAGTGGTGGGACGGGAAACCAGAGGCGCGGCGGTGGGCTGATCCATCTCACGGTCGATCGCGGCCTGACGCTCCAGACGCTCGATTTCTTTGCCGAGGGCAACCACATCGGCCTCCATCTTTTCATAGGTGGCGTTGTCTTCAGCGGAGACCATGCCGTCTTCACCGCGATGGCTGTCCAGGAAAGCCTTGGTCTGGTTCCACAGGTTAGCGCGCTTTTCACGCAGAGCAAGAATCTGATTCATAGTGTTTTCCTCCATTTCTTCATTTCAAAAGCGACAGCCGTTTCATCAGGTCTGCCGCTTTCACTCGGTTGTCAGGGGTAACGGGTTCAGGGGTAGGTCCCGGATCAGGCGGGTACGCCGGTTCCGGCTTGGGCAAGGTGGCAATCACCCGGTTCATGAGACAGGCGGCTGCAGCCCGGCGACCAAAAGAAAAACCCGACACGTTGTCGGGCAGATCCAGGGCTCCGGTATAGAGCACCTCATCACAGAAGCCGAGCTCCTTGGCCTTCAGAGCGTTCATCCAGGTCTCGCCGTCCATGAGCTTTGAGAGCTCATCCCGACTGAGGCCCGTCTTGATCTGGTACGCATTGATGATGCTTTCCTTCACCTCATCCAGCAGCTGGATAGCCTTCCGCATTTCCTCGGTGTCACCCATGGCCATGGTGAAGGGATTGTGGATCATCATCATACTGGTCGGACTCATGCACACCCTGGTGCCTGCCATGGCGATGACGCTGGCAGCAGAAGCCGCCATGCCGTCGATCTGCACGGTGACGTCGCCGGGATAATCCATGAGCATGGTGTAGATCTGACTGGCAGCGATGCAGTCGCCGCCGGGGCTGTTGATGTGCAGGGTAATGGGGCCGTTTCCGGAGAAAAGCTCCTCCTTGAACATGGCAGGCGTAATATCATCGGAAAACCAGGATTCTTCGGCGATCACGCCCTCCAGGTACAGGGTACGGGTCTCATCATCGTTTTTGACCCAGTTCCAGAAATGTCGCATAGCGAATTCCTCCTTAATGTCGATGCGTCCAGCCGATGGCAATCATCAGTAGGATGCTTAGTAAAATGAGCGCGGCAATGACGATCAGGCTGGGAACAATCAAGGCTGCATCCGCTCCCTTCTTTCAGGCTGAGTCTGCCTGTTGGCATCGTCGGTCTGCTGCTTCATAGCAGTGGTAATGGGGATCATGTTGCCGTTGACGAGATAGGCGTCGCCGCCCTGATCCGCTGGGATGGGATTCTGGTTTTCCAGCGCCCGGATATCGTTAGCGGACATCCAACCGTTCTGGCGGGCAATAGCATAGCCTTCCATCCGGCTCTTGTAGTCGCCGCGCATCAGGCCGTCGATGTTGAACTGCACATAAAAGCGCCCCTTCTCCTGATCGGTGAAAAGGGCGCGATTCATAGCCTGTTCAATGCGGACAAGCCAGGGGCGAATGGTGTGAACGGCGAAGTCAATGCTCATGTGTTCGATATTTGAGAACGTGGCATGCTCCAGATCGCCGACCAGATGGGGCGGTACCCGGAAGATCCGGCAGATTTCATCCACCTGAAACTTTCGGGTTTCCAGGAACTGCGCTTCATTGTTGGGCACGGCCATGGGCTCAAACTTCATGCCTTCTTCCAGAATGGCCACCCGATTCGCGTTGGATGATCCGCCGTAGGCTGCGTTCCAGCTTTCTCGCAGTGCTTTTGGGTTTTTTACGGTGTTCGGGTGTGTCAGGATACCGGAAGGGCGTGCGCCGTTGGAGAAAAACTTGCTGCCGTATTCTTCGGAAGCGATGCCCAGGCCGATAGCATTCTTCTCCAGCGCAATGGGGCTGTAGCCCATGACACCGTCAAAGCCGAGTCCGGGGATATGAAGCACATCCTCAGGAGACAGCAACACCGTCTGGCCGGTATTGGTCATATAGGTGTAAGTCAGGATGCCGTTCTTGTCCCGATCCACAGTCATCTTGTCTGGCAGCAGAGGGTATAGACCAGTGATCTTATTTCTGCCCGTGCGGATGATCTGGCAGTAGCTGTTGCCCCACAGGAGCAGGTGCGCCAGCATGACCTCCCGCAGCACAAAGGACGTCATTTCGCTGTTCGGCTCGTCATGGATCAGGCGATACAGCGGATGCTCCGTCGCCTTGCGGTTGCCGTCTTCCTTGGCTTCATATACACCAAGCGGCAGGCTGGCCACTGTTTCCGAGATCACCCTGACGCATGCGTACACTGTGGAAAGCTGGATTGCTGTCTGGGCATTGACCGCCTTGCCGGAACCGCTGGTGCCAAAGTAGAAGGTAGGAGCAGCGCTGACGCTATCCTGGGGCTTGTCCCGCGCACGGAATAGAGCGGTGAAGGGGTTTTTCATGCAGATCTCACTCCTTGTTAATTTTCATTGACAGAAAAGCTCCTATATGGTAGAATCTTAGAGTACTACTATGTAGGAGTTGTTGTGATGGTTACGAACGGTGGTTTCCTGGTCACGAAGATCAAGCAGCTTGGCGACCGCATCTTTGAAAAGGTGCTGGCCGAGAAAGGCATTGACGCCTTCAACGGCGCGCAGGGACGGATCCTGTATGTCCTCTGGCAGCAGGACGGTGTGCCGATCAAAACGATCTCTGACAAGTGCGGTCTTGCCATTACCTCCCTGACCACCATGCTGGAGCGCATGGAGAGGCAGGGGCTGATCCGCAGGGAATCGGACAGCCGGGACAAGCGCAAGACACTGCTCTTTTTGACCGACAAGGCGAAGGCGCTGCGGGCCGATTATGACGCCGTTTCCGATCAGATGGGTGCGCTGTACTACAAGGGTTTCACGGATAATGAGATCAGGCAGTTCGAGGAATCCCTGCAGCGGATACAGAAGAATCTGGAGGAGAAGCTGAAGTCATGAGCGTATGCATCAAGGATCTGATCCAAAACATGAACCTGGTAATCGGCTGTACCGTGGGCTGCCCATACTGCTACGCCCGGAACAATGTGAAGCGGTATCACATGATCGACGACTTTTCTCAACCGGAGTTCTTTCCTGGAAAGCTGCGGATGATGGACAAGCCCCGTCCCCAGAACTTCCTGCTGACGGGCATGAGCGACCTGGCGGGTTGGAAACCGGAGTGGCGGGATGAGGTATTCGCAAAGATCCGGGAGAATCCGCAGCATCAGTTCCTTTTCCTCAGCAAGCGGCCTGATCTGCTGGATATCCGCACCGACCTGGACAACGCCTGGTTCGGTGTGACGGTGACCCGAAAAGCGGAGCTCTGGCGCATCGATGCGCTGCGAGAAAACGTGAAAGCAAAGCATTATCACGTAACCTTCGAGCCGCTGTTTGATGACCCCGGCGTTGCCGATCTGTCCTGCATCGGATGGGTTGTCGTCGGCACCATGACCGGAGCGCAGAGCAAGAAGGTTCATACTGAGCCCGCGTGGGCATATTCCCTGACAGAACAGGCGCACAGGATAAACATCCCCGTCTTCTGGAAAGAAGATCTCCTTCCCATCATGGGAGAGGAACAGATGATCCAGGAACTGCCGGAAGCATTCAATCATGTACTGGAGGAGCAGAGAGCATGGAACAGCCGGAAATCAAAGTAGGATTTGTACAGACGAAGAGCATCATGACCAAGTCGAACGCTCCGCTGGGCGGGTATTCCGTCAACCCCTATGTGGGCTGTCCGCACGCCTGCCGGTATTGCTACGCCAGCTTTATGAAACGGTTTACCGGGCATACCGAAGACTGGGGCACCTTTATGGATGTAAAGGAATGGCCGGCCATTACCAATCCCCGGAAATATGCCGGGCAGAAGGTGATCGTCGGGACGGTTACGGACGGCTACAATCCGCTGGAAGAGAAATTCGGGAAGACCCGGCTTTTGCTGGAGCAGCTGAAAGACAGCGGCTCGGATATCCTGATCTGCACCAAGTCCGATCTCGTCCTGCGGGATCTGGAACTGCTGCGGGAAATCAACAAGCGGAACCGGCTGACCGTTTCCTGGTCGGTAAACACGCTGGATGAAGCCTTTAAGGATGATATGGATTCAGCGGTCAGCATCGAGAGAAGACTTGCCGCCATGAAGCAGGTGTATGACGCGGGGATCCGCACTGTCTGCTTTATTTCTCCTGTATTCCCCGGGATCACGGATATCGAAGCCATCTTTGAACGGGCTAAGGATCAGTGCGACCTGATCTGGCTGGAAAACTTGAATCTGCGCGGCGGGTTCAAGGCTGGTATCATGAGTTATATCGCCGAAAAGTATCCTGAGCTTCTCCCGCTGTACGAGGAAATCTATAACAGGAAAAACCGCAGCTATTTCGAGGCCCTTGAAAAGAAGGCTGAAGAGATGGCTAAAAAGCATAACTGCCGCTTCGTCGATAATGAAACGCCCTATGAACGTGTGCCTCAGGGGCATCCGACCATCGTGGATTACTTCTATCATGAAGAGGTTCGCGGAACCAGCAACAGCGGAATACGAAACAAGGGATAAACTTACAGTCCGCTTCCAGTCTTCTTATCATGGCATCCCTTGCAGAGCGGCTCCCAGTTGCTCTGATCCCAGAACAGCCTTTGATCTCCCCGGTGCGGAATGATGTGATCCACCACCGTTGCGGGCACGACCTTGCCCTCCGCATGACAGAAGGCGCACAGCGGATGCTGCTTCAGGAAAAGAGCGCGGGCTTTACGCCAGCGGCTGTCGTACCCACGGGCATCGGCACCGCCGCGCAGCCTGTCGCTGCTCCATTCCATATGATCCTTACAGAACACCTGACCCTGCTCGCAG